CAATTTCTTCCTGTGGCTTCTGTTCATTCTCAGAAAGCTGAAGCATTGAACAGTAAAACTCTAGGGGGTGATTAAGCTTAGCGAAAGCCGTAGTGTATGCCATCATTCCATATGTTAGAGCGTGAGATTTATTGAATGAATACGTGGCACCTTTTTCAATCCAACCCCAAAGCTCATCGGCTAGGACCGGGTTATTGTGCTGCGCGTTACAACCTTCAATAAATCTCTCTTTAAACGTAGCCATAAGCTCAGGTATCTTTTTACCAACAGCTTTTCTCAAGCTGTCAGCCTCTTTCATGTCGAAGTTGCCGAACTTCCTTACAACTTCAAGCATCTGCTCCTGATAGAGCATTACTCCAAAGGTGTTTCTAAATATTGGCTCAAGATCCTCATGAATGCAATCCCAAGTACCGCGCCTTTTATTCTCTATATATTGATCAGCTAGCCCGGTTTCTAGAACCGCCGGTCTAATGATTGAGATCAGGGCAGCGAGATCTTCAATGTTCTCAGGACGAACTCTCTTGGACCAAACTTGGCCCAGTTTAGACTCTAGCTGGAACACACCCTTGTTATCTCCCCTGGCTATTAATCCAAATACATCTTCGTCGTCGAATGAAGTTATTTCATCTAAGAAGTTGGGCATAGTCCTAGATACTACTGAAAGGGTTTTAAGACCAAGCACATCTAGCTTCATATAACCTAGTCTCTCAACGTCATACATATCGATTCCCGTTAAGAGGTTTTTCTTATTGGCGTCCCACGCGCACGGAATTTTACCAAAGACACTTTCATCTGAGATAAGTATGGCGCAAGCGTGAGTTGATCTGTTTCGGTTTACACCTTCTAATCTGTGAGCAACCTTAAAGGTTTGTAGAAGTCTTCGTTTTCTATCGTTGACTTTCTCTCCAATGAATCTTTTCTCTACAGCGTCGTCAGATGCTAAGATCTCTTCTTCCCACTGTTCTACGTCTTCGTCAACACCAAACTGTACTTTGCTTAGGTAGTCAGAAGAATCAATGGCATCTTGGAGACCCTTATTCTTATTCTTGACATGCTTTGTTAGGGCATTCATGTATTCATGAGTAAGGCCCATGACCTTGCCAACATCTTTAAGTACACCTTTGGCAGTTAGAGTTGAAATAGTCATCATGGGTAGAACTCGATCTTTACCGAACTCTTCTTTGAGATATTCAACAACTTCTTCTCTTCGGTCAATCTGAATATCGAGATCAATATCCGGCATCGATCCTTTGCGACCGATGTTGTAAAACCTCTCCCAGATAAGACCATATTGAACAGGGTCAGCGAATCGTGTTATTTTTAGTAGATACAGAATCAACGATCCAGCACAACTTCCTCTACCATATCCACGGATTATTCCATTGTCGTCACAGAACTTACAAACATCATAGACAATCATGAAATAGTGTTGTAGGTTAGCTTCCTCTATCTCTCCTATTTCGTGTTGAATTCTTTCAAGATAGTCGGCTTTGTTTTCCTTATCAGATATATTTAACTCTTTCCAGCCATTTCGAGCAACCGCTTTTAGAGCTTCAAGACACTCTTCATCAGACATGCCCTTATACTTGGGCATCTTCATGTCCATGTTGATTGTTACATCAACCATGTCTGCAATAAGTTTAGAGTTGTTAACTTCGTCCTCTGAGAACTTTGTTCGCATCTCTTCTTCTGATCTTACATAGTAATCAAAGCCATTAAATACGAGTCTACCTTTAGTTATCCCCTTTGCGTGATCCACGATAGGAGTGTCTAGGGTTGCTCTTGCTTCGATCGCCTTTAGAACCTCATGAGGAAAAGAATCCTCTTTGTAAACATAGTGGGAATTATGAACAGCAAACCCATTGGCTATATAAGTCTCATCCCTAGAAACCTGTAAGTTCCAAAGCCTATCTTTTGATTTAATCTTGTCTATTTTTTCAATTCTAACTAAAAAGAACTCATCAGTTTCAAAGAATCTAGAACCAACTGAATTATCTCTTTCTTTGAAGTCTTCTATTACATTGAGCTTTATAGCCTTTTCAAAGTTGCCTCCAGAGAGGGTTATTTGATAAGAGTCTTTCCAATCTGACTTTGCGTTTTTGTGATTTTTAGAACATTTTGCTCCATCTCTAGATTCTGGAATAGAGCAAATTCCCAACCTATTTAGGGAATTAGAGACATCCCACGCCAATCTCTCCGACACTGTAGATACCAACATCTTGTTTCTTTTTTTGTCAACATGGCCGTCGCCAATAAAGTAGTACTTTAGGATCATTGCCAACTGATTGTTTGACCAATTGTTATTTTTTGAGTCAACAGAAGCGTTTATCCACTTGTTCTCTGCGCCTTTCCCGAATAGCTTCTTGAATACTTCTGTAAATATTCTCGACGTAACCCTTATACAAATGCCATTTTCACCTTTTTTTGATATGCATGGAGAGTAGTTGAATTTTCTAAAGTAGTTGTCTATAATTTCAACCAGATATCCTTCACTAGAATGAAATGCAAATCCAAGGTTGTTTCCATCTATGTATCCTTCAGCCAAATAAAGCCCAAATATTGCTAATAAATCATCACAAATTTCAAGCTTCTCTGGTATGGATATTTTCTTACCCAATTTTCCAACTTTAGGACTGGTTATCATGCCATCGTTAAATACGTGGTGGTTTTTCTTATATGATCTAGATCTTTCAAGTATAGATTTTATGTTTACGACCCTTTTTCCGCAATTCGGCCCATCATTGGGGTTCAGCTTGGTAATGCAAAGCAAATCATTATCATTTAGGTCTGAAGACTTAATCCATTGGAAGTCGTAGTTGAGATAGTCTCTATTTGTTTCTCCCTTAATATTACCTCTACACACCAATATGGGGTGATTCTTGGAGCACTTTATAGTTCTACTTCCAAAACTTGGAATTATTTCATATATTTCACTATCAATACCTCTTACATTTACATGCTCAACCTTGTTAATGTTGCCGTTGTGAGAATATACTTTGTCCCCAATTTTGACATTATCTATTCTAACTTCTCCACGGGTAGTCTTAACTAGAGTGTCAGGAGTAAAACAATCGTTAGTTGCAACAGATCTGATATCTAATTCTTGAGCAACTTGTCTACAGTTGTTTAGTATAAGCTCTTGTTCAGGAATGAAAATCTTGCCAGGTTCGTTTACATTTTGTAGTTCTATGAATAGATTATCATATCCAAAGATACTCTTAAGACGCTTAACTACATCTTTGCCTTGCTCATATCCTTCATGGACGAAGTTGTGGTTAGAAGGAGAATTCATGCATCCTGATAGTATAATGAGACCCTCTTTGTACTTCTCAAGCTCTTTCCAAGAGATACGGGGTCGATAAAAGAACCCACCACCTTTGTCAACTGGAACATTGGACCAAGTTACCATTTTATATAGGTTCTCAAGACCCTTATTGTTCTTAGCTAAGATAGTTATATGCCTAGACTTACGAACTTTGTCCGTATGCTCATCTGTAAAGTATGCTTCAATTCCAGGTATAAACTTTACACCGTGCTTTTGACACTCTAGATATGCCCTAATATGCCCAGCAACTACACCATGATCTGTAAGAGAATAGGCTGAGTGGCCCAGTTCTTTACTTCTAGCTACAGCATCCTCGATCTTTGTCGTAGAATCCAAGAGACTGTAGTGAGAATGTGAGTGGAGTGATACGTAATTACTACTCATTGGCTTCATTTAGTGCTTCTTTCCATACTTCTTTTCTTTTTATCAATCCAACCATAGTCTGTGATATTCCGATTTTCATTCATTAACAATGCACACATTCTTTAAGTCCACAGTCTTTACATTCAGCAAAAACCTGGTAGTCTCCGAAAGTCAATATGAATGAATTAGATGTACATTCACAGTAAATATGAGATTTTATATCATGACCCTTGGTTATTTGAGCCCCACCACCAAAGCAACATAGTTTAAAAAAGTTAGGATCATGGTTATTACCATCTTCTTTTCCAACTCTATTGTAATAGAATCCATCTACTATAATCCACGTTCCACTTTTTTGAAATGAACATTTTAGCCAAGTTGGCGGATCTACTGCTTCAAACTTCATCTTCACCTCTTTCATCCTCTTTAACTATGCCTTCTTGGTATTTACAATGCGGACAAAAGAATGCTGGGCATTCTCCCTCAGATACTCTTTGAATTTTTAACATTGGTCCTTTCTCACAATATGGACACATCATCTAGTTGGCGATACCAACATAGGCGATTGACACAACTACAGCAAGCATAGAACTTAATCCCACAATAGCTAGGAATCTTTTAGCTTTATAATTCATAGTGTTTCTCCTATTATTTCTAAAATTTCTTTGTATGAGTCAACCTCTGTATAAGAATAGCCTCTTTTGTCCATCCAGTTTCGCATTTCTTGATCAATAACCCTAGATTCTTCTTCGGTCTCATATCTTCCATGAGGATTATATGGTTTATTTCTTCTGAGCATGAAGTTGCAATACTCCCCCCCAGCTAGACTTATAGAATTCATATAATCAGACATAGCATTTCTAACTATGTGATTAGAGTAGTATTTCTGTTCATAAAATTCACTAAGAAAAGCTGGAGAATCTGTAACAATAAAATCAACCTTGTTCATGATAGTGTATTCTCTGCGAGCTTGTTTAGCAAAAATGTACAGTTGATCGAACTCTTCTATTTTTCTACCCTCCCAAGCCCAACTTTTAACATACTCTTGAACATGTTCAACGGATATCCCTTGTTCTTTCATTTTACCAAAAATCAAAGCAGCACTAGTAGACTTTCCTGAACCCGGTCCTCCTAGTAAGTTTATAATTTTAGTCATTTTTCTCTTCTACCTCGAATCCGAGGTCTTCTAGTGAATGTAGGTCTTCTACATTTCCTCCTGCATCAATGTATTCTACAAACTTTGGATGAACCTGTTGACATAAGTCCCAATTGCATAGGTACTTACAAATATGATTAGGTTGAACAGCTCCATTGGATTTATCAGCTATTCTAGTAGGTCTTTTTTCAGATTTAATAGCACGCCACAGCATTATGATTCTATCTGTTATTTGTTGTTCAGTTTTCTCACTAAATGCTGGAGTTATTTGCTTCTTGCCACCATTAACATAAAAGATAGTAACCATGTGGTGCTTCTTGTGTGGATACATTTTACGCGCAGCAAGATAGTATAGCATTAATTGAATATCTTTTTCTGCCGCACTATATGACAATTTGTGTCTACCAGTTTTATAATCAACAATCTCAATGGTGTCTTCATCAATATCTAGAACCAAGTCAATTATTCCATTTACTGTGTATCCGTTTTCACCATCCATTATGTCGAACCTAAACTCTTCTTCAGATCCGATTATTCTATCTGGATTACTAAAGACCCCAAACTCTGTTTCATCGTCTATGACACGAGAAACCATGTTACACGCTTCAACCCAGGCATTCCAGGGGCAGCCATCGAAGTCATCTATATTTCTATTGACTACTCCACACTTTCCATTCTTGAATGCTTTACAACTATCGCAATTCTTAGACTCTTTTAGAATGTGAGTGTTGTATTCCCAACTAGTTAGAGTTTGAAAACCTTCTTTAAGAACAATTTTCTTCCAGTTGCTATCTAGCCAAGCTTTATCCTTACCTTCTTCATCGATTCCATCTGGGCTGATATATGTTTGGGCGTATCTTTCAAAAACAACGTGTAATAGAGAACCAAGCTCTGCTGCGAAGTGGGCCTTTTGAGGGGCAAACAATGTATAATTAAGAAAATACTTGAACTCACATGATTCCCACGTTTTGGCTTTGCTCGCACTCATGCGATCTATTCTCATTACTCTTCCAACTCATCTATGAACTTGTTCCATATTATTTTAGATTCTTTTGCACCATCCCAAATATCACGAGATAGTAGAAAAAACAAGTCTTTTTCTATATCTACTTCTTCTTCTAGATCAATCAATTCTCTTAGAAAAAGTGGTTCGCTTGGACTACCGTCTTCGTACTCGCCCAAAACCACCCCTTCTACAAGATCTTTGTTTTTAGTAGCTGAAACTACAGCAGAAACACCGCTTTGGATTTCTTCTAGCTTTTTAGCATCTTCTAATATAACTCTAATCTTTACCATCATGCCGCCAACTCCAATGCATAAATTATTGAAGAAATCTGTATCTTTAGATTTCTTATACCTCTTATTTGTTCGTCTTCTAAGAGTCTCCAGAAACATTCGTCTGGAATCAAATCTACAGAATCTTCACTTGAGTGTGAATGAAACGGAACAAGCCTGTCTAATTTAATGTTATAGCCACCCATTTCAGTTATAATATCTACTTCATTTTGAAATCTTACATCTGTAACGTAAACTATCCTTCTCCCACCAAATTGTACAAACTCAGTATCATATCTTTTAGCTTCCACCCTTCTCTTGAAGGTCTTAGTCCAAAATTCTTTATCAACCGTATTCCTAAATATGTCGGTTCCAAGGTGTGTCAACATCTCTCTAACTGACATCTTGTCAGACGGGAGCTTGTTTTTAGGCATAGTTAGAGGAAAGAAATCACCCCACGTCCCGAAGCTAGTTTTCTTCTTGGTATCTCCTCCAAAAGCGTACTCTTCAGGTATTCCGTAGCAATCAACAATTAGTCTTTTAATTGGAGAAGCGAATGATGTATGCACAGAGTCAACACCTGCCGTGGTTAACATTCCAGTAGATAGTTCACAGAAAGTGTTCTTACCTGTTCCAGCTCTACCACATATTCCTACTATTAAATCTTCCAATTTATATCCTTTAGCTTGCTTCTAATTTCTTTTATACTCATATCCCCTACGTCTGACTCTTCTTCGTCAGGATATATAACCTCTACATCTAACATAGCCCTTTGTAGCTTAGAATTATTTCTTAATTCGCTATCTTGCCCGCCTTCGTCATTGTCCATCATGAGAACTACTCCGACTATTCCCATATTTTTTAATATGTGAGCTTGCCCGTTTGTGACAGCAGAGCCCATTACTGCCATAGAATTCCAATACCCTGCTTGACAAAGACGCGCAACATCTAGTGGCCCTTCTGTCAATATAACCTTCTTTATTCCTTTTCTTTCTATAAATTCTTTGCAAATATCTATGTTTAAAAGGTTTATAGATTTTCTAAAAACAGTGTTACTCCACTTAGAGGGGTCGTCAACAATAGTTCTACCTGTGAACCCAACAGGCTCCCCGTTCATGTCTTTTATTGGAAATACAACTCTATTGTTCATAGATCCATACTCAGAGAGGCCACAATTCATTTTTGTTAGAACTGACCTTGGATAACCTCTGCTTTCTAGATAAGATGTGTCGTCTATTAGTTTTTCATATATTTTCTTAGTAAACTTCCGCTGTTTTAGATGTTCTGATACATAATCTATATTCACTTTTTTCTTAGCTTCTATGTATTCAACACTGTCTTTGTTGTCAAGAAAAGCAATTGCAAAATCTGTAGCTTCTTTGCGACTAATTTGCTTGACTGAAGATACAAGCCCAACCAAATCACACCCCGAATCTTCATGACAACCTCTGGTCCAGCAGCACCAAATTGGAGGATCTTCATATAGGGTGAATCCAGTTGGATTATCTCCACCGTGACAAATTGACGGACCTCTTATAGAAGAGCCGTGTTCTGAAAATTCACATATAGAAGACCCCAACGCCAGTAAAAGTTCATCGACATGTAGGCTTAAATTGAAGTTTAACTTCTTTATCTTATTGATGTTCATCCGACATTGGCCTTTCCAGCCCCACTTCTCTTAGTTTTCCATTGCATTCTTTAGAATCCTTCCTGAAATCTTTGAAGTCGCAATAAAGACCTATGAATTCACCATTTTGGCAACCTGGACCATGACGACACTCAACTACATTCAGTTTCATATTTGAAAATTGATCTTCGTACTCTGGAGTTTCTTTAAGATGCTCTGCGATCTGTCTAAGCTCTGCATCAGACTTCTTCGATAGTATGCTGAAATTATCACACAGCCAGATAATTCTGTCTGAGCCAGAGATAGTTGTCGAGTCTTCTACTTCTACCCCTGATCTATTCTGCTGAGCCAGTGCAAGCATCGGATTGTCGTAGTCTCTCATTAGATCGTGTAGTTGAGATATTCTAAAACCCAGAGCCTCATATTCTTTGTCTCCATTTTTATCTTTAGCGTTCATTAGCTTTAGGTAGTCTAGTATTACTAGAGCATTGTTCCATCGGCCAGAGTCGTCTTTGCCAACTCTTTTAGCAAACCAACGTCTTATGATTGATACTTGTTTCTCAATAGACCAACCCGCTATCTGAACATAGTCAAATGGTCTATCTTTTACGTCTTCAGACATTTTCTTAATCTTTTCGCTGTAACCCTGATGGCCAACGAATTTCCCTGTTTCAATATAATGAAGAGGTACGCCGGTTTCTATTGAAGTAAGGCGAGACATCTGTAATTCTTCTGAAAGCTCGGTGTCAAGATAAAGAACAGGGACTCCATTAGTAGAAACATTGTTAGCTATAGTAAGTGCTAGGAAAGAATTATGATTAATAAATCCATTGGCGACAAAACTATGATCATCTGAGTCAATGTAATAATCACAAGTCAAACACTCTCCGTCTTCTATAGACTTTATTGTTTGGTACAGAATGTCTTCAGACGCTAGGTTCTTTAGACTTCTGTACTCGTTCAAGTGACTGAATTCTGACCATTCCTCCAGAACCTTATTAAGAAATTCTCTCTGGAGTCCCCTCTCTAGCCTAATAACCCTATTTACACTATCTCTTAATGTATTCTTGTGACCATTGAACGCGAACCCTCTTAATTCGATTATTTTGTTTTTAAGATCATTAAGGGGAACACTAGCGTTTAGTATGACATCTACTTTTTCACTAGATGTAGTTTTCTCTATATGATCATTAAGTAAGCTCATTTTCCTTGGTAAACCGAACCCTATAATATTTTTAAACAGCATCATTGAATTAACAGATCTAATAGATAGCTGATAATACTCCCTGGATTCAGTATGCCCAGGTGGAACTACGTTCATAATATGACTAGAGCTAACAATCCCCAGTGCTAGAAGTATGGTTTTAACTTCTCTATGAAGCCTACTGCTATTAGTAGTCCAATGCACCTTGTCAGAAAATCCTCCATCTGCATCAAATAGTCCTCTAATGAACATACACATAGACCTCTTGCTTCCAGTCCTAATAGATAGCGGCATTATTTTTTTATTATCAGAATCATATAGATCCTCTTTATCTATTAATACCTTGCTCTTTTTATCACATACTACATATGAGCTGGCCTTATTGTCCTTCTTTGTATATTGACCAACTATGAAGCCTTTAGATGAGCAGGACTCAGAAAATGCTTTAGCGCAGCATTCGTCCATAGTAGTAAGACTAGTTGATTCATCTCTAATATGACCATCTCCACACAGTAATCCTAGGACGTAAGCGTCTTCGTTTAAATCCTTAGAAGTGTTAAAGATTCCATTTCCTCGGATCATTACTAAAACATCAGTCTCTCTTATATCTCCGCAATTCTTCCAAACAATGTTTCCACCCTCGTCTATACACCTGATAGGGTGTTCGTGGGTGGCCTCTATTTCATAGCCAAATTTAGTGGTTATTTTTTTAGTTTTATCAATTCCATTATTCCACCAATATGCTGGCTTTCTCCATGTTCCGTTCTCGGAGATAAGCTTATAGTCTATTTCATCAACTTTTTGATCATTTACAACATCATGCATTTCATATGGATAAAGAATACCTTTAGAGGTGTAAATCATTGTTTCATAAGAGTTAACACATTTATGCCGCTTTGGGCGAGCAGCTATAACACTAATCGTACCTCTTCTGAGGCCACCTCCAACAGCTTCGTCGAATACATCAAACCCCGTACTGATACCTGTGTCTATTTCGCCTTGAATAGCTCTCTCTGCTACATTTTGAATAAAAGCTTCGTACTCTGAGCCAATGTGTATTAGATCATTTCCAACGAAAAGACTGGATGTAAAGTCGTATACATTCTTCTCCACTGTTTCGATCATCTCTGGAGCATTGTGCATATCGTCTAGAGAGTTTCCTAGTTGCCCAAGTTCTTTCTTTATCTTACTTCTATAAGACTCTGAAACTATTATACTTACATACTTTCCCAATGACCTTGAGTCAAATGAATTGTTTTTTATAAGCCTATCTATGGTGTCTGAATATTTATCGGCGTTTCTTTCATAGTCGTTTTTCCACGTCTTAGCAATATATTCTTCTGCTATGATTGGATCAATCGGTACGTCTTCTTTTATTGAAGAGTTTTCCGCACTAATGTGTTTTATACATCTATATATGTTTCTTAGTACGTTAGTTGAAAAATCAGAATCTTCAATGTTTACACCATCTATATCAAAAATATAATTCGGATTCTTAACTAAATAGGATAGCAGGTTAAACTCTGACTTTTTTGAAATTTCACTCACTGGGAATACCTTCTTCTCATATATGCTTCCATAGAAGCTATTACTTTATCTATACTGAAAGGTATGTCTCCAATTTTTTCTAACTGAGACTTAGACCTCAATAAATCTTTATACGCCTGTGATACCGTTACACTCTTAGATATTATTAATTCTTTCTTGAACTCAAATGGGGTGTACATGTCTGTTACCTGATGTAGATTTTCTGATACATATTTATTAACCTGCTGCTCTTTTATGGTGATGAAAGCTTTAAGGCTGCTCTTTTTATTCTTAAGATCCAAATTAAAGGCATGAATCTTTGTCATCAAGTATTCTATTTCTTCGGTAGTCCTTCCATTGAGACCAGCGTCCAGATCATTTATAAGACTAGGTAGATCAATAGATACCTTTCCTTTAAACTGAGTAAGCCCCATTGTTGTGCAGAAGTTAACCATTTCTTGTTGAATGTCATTCATTTATATTCTCCAACAGCATATCTATATCTTTATCACTTTCTACCCTAAATATTCTTATATTGTTAAACTCAGCCCACTCATTCTTTCTGACATCATTCATCTTAGCTTTTATAAAGTTAGCTTTAGATCCATGAAAGTATGGAGTATATTTCTTATGCTGAGTTCCATCAGCTTCAAAGGCCATTCTTATTCCAGCACCAAGTATTAGAAAGTCCATAAATAGAATTGGCTTAAGTCCGACACAAGGAAACTCTTCTAGGATGTCATAATTTGGAAATATCTCAACTATTTTATCATATAAAGAATTGGCCAACTTTGATCTAGAAGATCTGCTACGTTTGTATTTTGCGTAGTTCAAATCCTTAGAATGTTCGTTTCCATCTGAGTCTAAAAACTTCATTAAGACATCATATCGTTGATTTGGCCCTTTATGTTTTCGAGCGTCTCAGAATCGTTCTTAAGTAAATCCATAGCAGACATCATACCTTGCACTTTCTGCTCTCCTATGACGAACCAAGAGCCGTTTCTTTCTATGATTCCAAGCTTCGTACCAAGCTCGATGACATCATAATACTCACTGAAACCTTCTCCATATATAAGAGTAGCATTTTCCTTCTTGCCCTTGCCCTGAAATCTGTTTTTCATAGTCTCAGCTTCCACGGTATGACCTATTACGTCTTTGGCAGAGTTTTCAATCTTGCCACGTACTTTAAATCTAACAATTAGATCACAGTTATGCCCTAAAGCCTTTCCCCCAGGTAGGTTATCAGCATAGCTATACATATCAAGGTTTGCTCTAACCTGATTAATCATAAGAAGAACACTGTTGTTTGCATAGCATAGGTTCTTAACATCAGCTACAAAGGGAGTTATAAGCCTAGCTAGAGCGGCCATGTGATTGCTTCCAGATTCAGACTCTAAAACCTTCTGAGGTTGACAAGCAGGGATTGAGTCAAGAACAATAAATGAGTTTGGCACATTCCTTAGAATGTATTTAATGGCATCCAAACAGGCTTCTCCGTGAGGAGGAGTTGCCCAGTTCACCTTGGCTGCATCTAGATTAGGAAAGCACTTAATAAGACTCTCATTGATGGCTCTTTCTTGATTAAAGTAAAAGCAATTGAGACCTTTTTTCTGAGCTGATTCTAGAACCTGAAGAGCCGCAGTTGTCTTGCCGCTATTCTCTCCACCATAGAACTGAGCAACCCCAACAGGAATTCCAGGTTCGTCTCCCAATATAAAGTCTACTGCAAACAATCCAGTTCTGAGATAATATGGACTCTTAAACTCTTTAACGTCATGAGTTAACCTAACGCCTAGATCCTCTAGAGCTTTAGAATAGTTAACTGACACCTCGGCTTTTTCTTTAACCGGGGCTTTTCTTTTTTTAGCCGCCATCTTCTGTATCTCCTAATTCCTTCAAAGACTGAAACTTGTTCTTCTTCTTAACACCTGTATCAAAGTAGCTTTTTTCTATTGGTTTTTCCTTAGTAACTTCTTCTTTTATCACAATAGTTCTTTCATGGTTCTTTCTTATGTTGGCTTCTCTTTCATATCTTGATACTAGGTAGTATAAAGTCTTTTTAAAAGTGTCTAGTGGGTGGTTTCCATACAGAGGCTTATCGTAGGTTTTTTTATTCCACTGCTTACAGCCCATAAATATCTTAGAGTAATGACTTTTAACAGCACTTAAAGACTGAGAGTCTTTCCTCCAGAAGTATGGAGGTTGTTTTCCATATAGCATTAGACATGATATCTCTGCCATTATATGATTTATGCCGTAGAATTGATCTGGAGTAGTCAAGGAGGGGAATTTGCCGTATCTATTTTTAGTAAGATCTAGTGATTGTTTGTATATAAGTCTACAGTGTTCGCAGTCTCTTTTTGTTTCAGACAGCCCCTTATAGCTTGGATGCTTAGGACACTGGTTTATTTTCATCATTTCTCCTTTATTTGTAATTCATACCCCATTCTAATGTAGCCATTTATTATAGCACTTGCCTCGTCTGATAGGGGGCCATTGAATATAGCCTCTCCAGCGACGATTATTTCTAAATTATCATCAGAATCTATTAATATTTTTATTTGTGGATCTATCATAATGTTTTTATTTAAAATAAAAGACCCCCGAAGGGGTCTTTCACTATTCTCCCAGTTCCATCATTGAATCTAATATTTGTCTTACGTGATCGAGTCCAATGAATCCGCCCATTTTTCCGGCAAGATTAACTGAAACAAATCCAATTAACTCACCTTTACTGGTAAAGACTCCTCCTCCAGACGTTCCACCTATCATAGTAGTGTCAACAGTATGAAACTTGTCAGTCCTATCCATTCCAAAAGCTCTTTTCATGTTTATATGAATTATTCTAGCATGAAAAGACACAGGATCCAGAAACAGTGGGCAGCCTGCATAAATTACTTCAGTATTAACTGAGCACTTTTCTTTAATTTCTTCATCATTTAAGATTTTAAGTGGACTTACATCTTTGAAAAAGTCATAATCTAGAGATAATCTAATTATAGCCACATCTAATATGGGGTCTTTTGCAGCAAAATATGAATGAATTTTTTCATCGTTTTTTGTAAAGGTTCTTTTCTCTACAACTTCCCCCCTGTCGTCTCTATCATAAGAAGAGAATATAATATTGTCATATTGTATATTAGGATTACTATTATTTACAACATGGTCGGCAGTTAAAATTGTATAAAAGAATAACTTTTTTTTATCATTGTATTCTTTTTTAATTAAAGTTGCTGAGCCACATCCAAATATGTGCCCATCTAAAGAAAGCTCAATTTTTATTGTACTCTCTAAAATAGACTGCTCGACACTGCCTAGAAAGTCATTAGCACATATGGTTGTACTAAAAACTAACACTAAAGCAGTGGCGAGCACGCCTATGCGACTCATCCTACAAACTCCTCTGCCCCTGAACGAATTCCATTAAAGAGAGAACGAATAAGCTCAATATTATCATCACTTAGAATTTCATTCAAATCAGGCGTCTCATAGTATGCATGGAACGTAGTGAATGCTGGTGAAAGATAAATTTCATAATCAGACGGTAGTAGGCTAAGAATTAGATCAGATGTATCTTTTCCTATTGATTGGTCTGACGCTAGAAGTGGAAGAATGGTTTCATCGATTAGCTCAATTAGCTCTTCAGCTCTTTCTTCTGCACCACCTAGTCTTTGCATTGCTGCGAACGTTCCAGCTCTAGCAGTGTCAAATACAATTTGGACTTTTTCTTCTTGAGAGATTTCACTTTCTTGAAAAACAGCACAGCCCGAAACAATTAGTGTTCCTAGGCATAGTAGTGTGATAGCTACTTTCAACTTTCTTCACCTTTCCCTAGTGCGGAGTTTATACGCTCCTCAATTTCTTCTTCAGCAAGCTCCAACAGTCCAGCTTCTTTGATTAGTAGCTTTGCTTTATCAATAGCCAGGAGAAGTTTCTCTTGGTCCGTAGAAACCACCTCGTCTTCGCGCCGCTCTTTGGCTTTAGCTTCAGCATATTCGACAGCTTTATCTATAAGCATAGTTAGAACCTGTTCTGTAACAATCTTCTCTAGTGCTGCTGAATCTTTCCCTTTGAACCATTTTCTAGCTAGAGCAATTACAACCACTCCACCTAAAACAGCCACAAAAGGAAGCATCTCCAACACAATAGTTTTCAGTTCTTCCATCTTATCCCTTCTTTTTGTTTTGGAGCTTCATAAGCTCCTTAATTAGTTTTGCAGCCTCGCCAGAGGTTAGCTCTTCTAAGGTGTCAGTCTTAGCCATATCAAGAGCCTTATCTACGGAGATACCACATTTGTCAATAGATCTTTTTATAACTCTAATTTGCGACTCTTCAACAGGAGAATCATCTAGGGTAGAGTTGTCAATATTTTTAACTTTTCCAAGCTCCTCTGCTGAGCAAACATCAACCCCTAATGCGAATCTAAGGGCTCTGGAAGAAGCTCTAGTCTCCGCAAGAGTGCATGTGTACTGATCCATACTCTTATCAACGTTGGATAACCTAGCCTCTGCTGTAGATCCCCATTGCAATCCCTCTTTAAACTTATACGTTACAGTGACGGTATATGACCATTCATTTGCCTTACTTCCTGTCTGAACGACTTGAGACGCCCTCTGCTCTATTCCTAGAACCTTTTTAGCAACTCTAAGAAGAGGTTCGTGTCGAATGAACACGCCATTATCTCCTTTATCTACGAAATCGTTCTTATTGAAATATTCCTTTAGAACGAACTCTTTTCCGTTAATAGGTGTAGCTACTCTATTTAAAACTTCCATTAGTCTCCTTAGATCCAGGGATTAACTCTATCCATAGACTGAAGAGCGGCAACGGCAACTGCTGCCACCTGAACCAACTCTTCTCTAGCGTGCTCAATCCGCCCATCAACAATATCTTTGCAAAATTCACCATACTCCTCTCCTAATATTATTGCCCACTTCTCTATGTCGTGTGACTGAATTCCCCATAGCTTATCTTGACGAATACGTTCTTCTTTTACTTGGTCAAAAATATTATCCATTTTTACTCTTGTCTTTCATTTGTTGACTAAACTTCTCTCTCCATGCTAGCTGGGCTGGGCTTGCATTTCTAGTTTTGAGACTAAAATGCCGTACAACCTTACTTAAGTTTTCAAGAGGAAATACTATTGTACCTTCACTATCGCCCACTATATAATCTACACCCTCTTGAGGGATATACTTTTTAAACTTCTTTACTATAGCACTGAGAGTTTTGCCGTGTAGAGTGTCTCCTTCTTTAGCTAAACTTGCATCAAACACAGTTAGAGCTGCTTTGTTTAGACCCCAGGGTTGACAATACCAAGGCTTTTTCTTTGAACCAGAGAATAAAGTGGGAATACCCTCGGAGTCCTTCTTGGATTTCTTAGCTCCAGCTTTTTTACAAGCTCTAGTGAATTGACCGAAGTACTTTTTTTCAACGTCGTCATGATCCATATTAGTCCAGCCAATCATCGTCCTCAGAGTTATCACAGAACACATCATCATTCTGAATGTCCCCAGTTACTTTACCCATTGTGTTTCGTGGAGTTTCATATCTTCTGTTTCTAAGATGATGGAGTGTCATCGCTGTGCTTATTCCGCGAATCTCAACTCCTCTCTTTAGTAGCTTTCTTTTCACAGTCATAGTTTGCATACCAAGCTTCTTAGCTATGGCACTCATTGAGAGTTTTTCTTTGATATAAAGTCTTTCGATTTCATCGTCGTGTTCTGTTCCAAAATTAGGTTTTCTAGGCATTACCCTGTTCCCTTCGATGTAGTTTGTTTCGGCTTAATTAGACTCTCTTGCATTGCTTTTCCAAATTTTCTCATAGATCTCAGAATTTCAATAGTTTGCGTAGAATATTTATCCATAAATATCTTGTCTTCTATGTTTGGTCCATAGCTAGTTATCTTTACAGGAATTCCAGCGTGATCCTGTAATAATTCTACAAACCTATTAATAGGCCAATTTTCATAAATGGGTTTGACCTTTGACCACTCCAGTTTACTTGGGAAGTCAGACACCCCATCTAGTTCAAAGTCGTCTATTTTATATCCAACACAAACAGGTATAGTTCCAATGCCCTCAATTATGTCCAGCTTTGAAATGGCTAATTCGTCAATGTCAGCAATTTGAATAGCATATCTAAGAGAGGGTATATCTAGCCATCCACACTTTCTAGGACGACCAGTAGTAGCACCAAACTCCACTCCTTTAGATCTAAATAGTTCGTCCTCCTCCGCTCTCATTTCTGTGGGAAAGGGACCAGCTCCAACTCTTGTAGAGTAAGGTTTTATAACTCCTATATTGTTGGTTATTTTTCTTGGACTAAACCCGGCACCGTGTCCAATGGCAGAAGGTAGGCAATTTGAGGAAGTTACAAACGGATATTGTCCAAAGTCTATGTCTAACATGGTACCTTGGGCACCTTCAAAAAATATATTTTTACCATCGACATATGCTTGATTTAGCATTATCTCTGTACTTACAACTTGGCTACCTAATTTCCTTTGAAATTCTTCGTAGTCAGGAGAAGACAGTATGTCGTCTACTGTGATGCCGGTTCTATTAAACTTAGATTCATACGCTGGACCAACACCAGTTTTTGTTGTACCTATCTTTTGTGTCTTCTCGCGCTTGGCATCTTTTTTAACTAGCTCTTTGGTTATGACGTGAGCCTTATTTGATATAAAAACTCTTTCTGATACACTTATGAACGTCTCCCCTAGTGCGTCGGCGACTTCTTTAATCTCATTGATTAGACCCGAGGGATTTATAACCATACCATTGCCTAGAATGACCGTGCCACCTTCTTCTATGATTCCAACTGGAAGGAAATGAGTGACAATCTTATGACCGTCTTTATAGATAGTATGACCAGCGTTTCCGCCGCCTTGATATCTGACGAAAACATCATAACTACCTGCTAGATATTGACTTATGGAGCCTTTACCTTCATCTCCGTACTGTAGGCCGACTAAGCAAGTTACTTTTTGTTTCATTAGCCCAGTCCGTTGGAGCCAAATAGCTCTTGTCTTTTAAGAATTAGACTAGCCCCAAACTGCCATACACCCGGCCCCTTTTCTACTTTATTAGTTATACCATGCTTTTCAGCTATGATCTTTTCAGCAACCTTAAGGTCGGTATATAGTTCAACCTTGCCTTCTCCAACTCCATAGAGAACCCATGTTTTTTTGTTATTCATTATATGCCTTTCAATTTAGCAATGAAATCTTTAAATACACTATCGAACGAATTGAAACATATCTGATACTCACTACAAGTATAGCACGAATCGTGATGGAAATTTTTATTTTTACAACAATTTGTACAAAGAATACTTTTTTCTTCTTGATACATAGAGGTTGGCTCATCTCCTGCTCTTAGTCCAATTGCAGCCCAGTCAACCATAGTTCTGGCTCCACATATGGAGCATTCTTCATCAAACGTCTTTGTCATTTGATTTAAGTTTCTTTTTAGCATTCTTTATCATGTCTTTTTTAATTTGAGCATAATCTGCTTTCTTTGGCTTTATACCTTGAGTTAGAGCTTTTTCAGCAGTTTTCCATGTTTCAGGATTATTCTTTTTAAATTCAGCAGACTTCTTTCTACCCTGTCTGCGAGCCTCCATAGTTTCATCAACAGCTTCTTGTTTTCTTTTCATACTATGAAGATTTTCATCATTCATCTCTCTAGCACGTCCATTGTCTCCACTGTTTTCTTTTCTAACTTCTTCGCCGGGCCACCAGCCTTTGAATACAATCCCCTGCCCTGTAAGGTCTTGGTACATCTTGTCTCCGCAGCATTCGCACTCCATACCTCTGGGCGGACCATCTTTCATTGAACGAGTTAATACTATGTAATTTCCACACTCACACTCCATATAATAATTAGGCATTATAAACTCCAAATTTCATTGTTGCATATCATATATAATCGTCAACTTTTCTTGCTTCTCTTTCTCAACTCCCATGTAAGCATCTAAATCATCTTGACGGAAACGCCTATGTTTACCAGTGGTCTTGAAAGATTTTATCTTTCCGTTATTGGCAAGCGTCTTGAGAGTGTTGATTGACACTCCAAGATATTTGCTTGCTTCTGTGATTTTATAGATGCGATTAGTCATAGTCTTTAATCCTGATAAATCTGCAACCAAGTTTTTCAGTAAGAATAGACTCCCGTTCAATATCTTTTTGTGATATTTTGGGTTTTTCGTCAACTTCTATTGCAATTTTCATTTCTGGAATATACCCATCTATAAAATACCCAAGACATTTATATTGCCTTAAAATCTCAACTCCCATTTCAATCTCAACCGCATCTAAAATGGACTTCTCATTTCTGCCTATTCTTGGACAAATAATATCACACACCTTCTTTGCATATTCAAAAGCGGCTTCTCTCATTTTTGCTTTTGTTTCCTCTGTGTGCGGTGGTCTTTTCTTGTCTTTCCAATAGTTAGTTGGGTTTTGAAGTTTAGCTTGTCTCATTTTTTCTCTTGTCTCATCAGAGAATGGCTTACGTTTTTTGCCCTTGCGTATTTTGCTTAACTTTGCTTTTGTTTCTTCACTTGCTTTACTACCTTTTGTCCAAGTATTCACACCCTTCATAGATTCACGAAGTTTTGCCTTATGTTCTTCTGATAGTTTGCGACCTTTCATAGATTCGCTTATCTTTTTTCTTTGTGCTTCTGATATTGTTTTAGCCACTACAATCACCTGTGATTTTATAGATTTTCATTTATTCGCTTCTCTGCAATTTTGAAATATTCAGAGTCAAATTCTATTCCTATGAAATTGCGGTTAAGTTTCTTACAAGCAACACCCGTTGTTCCGCTTCCCATTGTGAAGTCAAGCACCGTTTCTCCTTCGTTGGTGTATGTCTGGATTAGGTATTCCATTAGGGCAACGGGCTTTTGGGTTGGGTGTAGTTTGCCTCGTTCTACTTTTATTTTTAACACGCTGCTGGGATTTTTAACCTTTACGGCATATCTATTTATATCATAATTTTTCTTTTTGGTTTTATTTCCTTGTATGTCTGAACCGCTAAACCTAATTGGATTATTTTTATTCTCTAATCTCTTTTGGCCTAATGCATCTCGTGGTATCATTTGCCTATTGTATGTTGGCTGAGTATTATAAAAAACGCTTATTATTTCGTGATATTTTAAAGGCATTCTTTTTGCCATTGCTATATTTGCAGGATTTGTTTTTTCCCAAACCCAATCATATTTATAATTTTTAATATTTGACATTCTTAAAGCACTACTAAATGGTTCTGATCCAAATAAAACAATCGCACCATTAGGTTTAATCACACGCTTTAATTGTTCCCACATAGGTTCGAAAGGTATTACTGAATCCCATTTACACGCTGTAGTTCCGTAGGGTGGGTCTGTAATAATAGCATCAATACTTTTATCAGATATGTCTTTCATTAGTTCAAGGCAATCGCCCTGTATCAGTTCAATCTTTGGCATTGTCTTTCATCTCCTTAACTAATTTTTCGTTTGCGTCCACAATCTTCTGCATATCCTCAACGGATATTTCTTTTTCCAAAGGCTCGAAGAAATAAACCTTCTCGTCCTCTGTCTGAAAATACTATTTCGTTACCTTTATGACTTTCATATTTCACTCCTTAAATATACTACATTTCTGGTTAAAAAGCAAGTGATTTTAACCGATTTCTTTTGATTTTGTTGGATTTTCATAAGCAGTTATAACCTCCGTAAGTAAAACCCACCGTTCTTTCTAAATTGGATTATATCACAGAGTTAGACCCGAGTCAAGCATTATGTTGCAAATCCTACATTTCTTTTATTCGCTTCTCCGCAATTTTGAAATATTCAGAGTCAAGTTCTATGCCAATGAAGTTTCGGTTCAGGTTTTTGCAGGCGACTCCAGTCGTTCCACTTCCCATTGTAAAATCTAGTACGGTTTCGCCTTCATTTGTGTATGTTTTGATTAGGTATTCCATTAGGGCTACGGGTTTTTGGGTGTTGTGAAGGCTTCCGTGATTATCGTTCGATATTTTTATGACACTTCTTGGAAACCTTTCACCTTTGTTTTCGTTCGTTGTGCCCACCCGATCAAACTTCCCATAATTCCCGCCATCACCGTTTGTCACAGCCTTTTTAACATAAGGCTTTCCATTTTCTTTTTGCGGGTTGTAGGTTGGGAGTTTTTTATAGTGAACGGTTATGTCCTCATGAGCCTGCAACGGCATTCTGTTTGCGTTCAAAAACCCGCCTGCCTTAGTCTTCTCCCAAATCAAGCAATAGCGGAAGTAAGGAGATGTTGTCATTACTTTAGCGGTAAAAAGGGATTGCGATGTCAACACAATAGCCCCATTAGGCTTAATAACCCGCTTCAACTGCTCCCACATCGGCTCAAACGGAATAACACTATCCCACTTGCATTGAGTCGTTCCATACGGTGGGTCTGTTAAAACCATATCTATACTCCCATCGGGAATATCCCTCATCTTCTCCAAGCAATCGCCCTGTATCAGTTCAATCTTTAGCATCTTTCAACTCCTTAACTAATTTCTCGTTTACATTAACAATCTTCTGCATATCCTCAACGGATATTTCTTTCTCCAAAGGCTCGAAGAAGTAAACCTTCTCGTCCTCTGTTTCGTAATACTCTGTTGTAACTTTGATTACTTTCATCTTTTACTCCTATATTATACTACATTTTTGGCTAAAAGTAAGTGATTTTAACCGATTTCTTTTGATTTTGTTGGATTTTCATAAGCAGTTATAACCTCCTTTACTTCGAACTTCGCGCCGTCGTTGAAGTAGTCCAGGCAGAGGCGGATCCCCCAGAGAGCGCCGGTGTAGAAGTTGTTTTGGTCTTGCTTCACCGTGTCTCCCGTCTTGAAGACCCGATCGCTTTCTCTGACGATCGCGTCCCTGATCTCGCGCGTGCGCTTGGCCACTGCATCTGCCTCTTGCTTATCACGGCAATCGGGGCACGTGGCGTGGAACGTATCTTCATCGCACTCGTCGCACCAATTGGAGTGTTCTGGGAAGTTCCAGCTTGCGTCGTCACTCATCTTTTATCCTCCTCCTAGCCTTGGAGTTTGGGTTGTTGTCTCCCGAGTGGTCGGCTTTCAAGGTCCACCTTCTTCCAGAACCTATGCTCTGCCGTCTTCATTCCCCAACCTCCTCCACTGCTCTTTTGTCCTTAGCAATAGTCTCTTCTGTCTCTTGTGTCTCAGTCGGCAGATTTCCAGCTAAAAAAGACTTCAGTATTGGTCTTATCTTGCTAGATATTATACGGTATATTTCACCGGGTCTTAAGTTTAAAGTTTTAGTTATTTCATCTTTTCCAAAACCTTTGCTTAGCATTTTAACGATATGAAGATTTGTTCCTGAGAAAATAGTCTCTAAATCTTCTATTAGGTTTATATAGTTAAAATCAAATTCATACTCAGATTTATTGCTAGATAGATGTTTTACAAAATTTAGATTTTCTTCTATAATATCTTCTACACTCAAAGATCTTCTAGATACAAATGGGAATGCGCTTCTTTTAAATTGCTCTGAGGCTATTTGATTAGAAACAATATTTATATATGTATAATGCTGTCTATGGTCATCTTTTAGTTTATTCCTAATTCTTAAAAAAAGCTCAGATTTAAAGTCTTCTATTGTTACATATTTATTGACTTTATTTTGATGTCTTTTAATTAGTCTTTCAAATTTATCAATAACCTCTAAGGTCTGAAAATCGTTCAATTAATACTCCTTGTTCTATAAAGATTGATTTTGTCTTATTTATAGTGTCAGACAAACACTTTGAATTATCTTCCAAGTACACAACTCTTATAATTCCAGTTTGTAGAATATTATTGCGACAATTCTCACAGGGAAACATTGTAGTATAAAGAGTCCAACCGTTTAGGTTAGTTTTAGAGTTTATAATAGCATTAAGCTCTGCATGTATAACGTAGGAATACTTGTCTCCCCACCTATCCTCAGTCTCTTCTAAGCCTCTTGGCAGACCATTAAACCCGATTGAGACGGTACTTTGATCATGTGACACTAGTACAGCACCAACCTTAGTTCTTGGGTCTTTAGATTTCTCTGAAACTACGGTGGCCATTTTCATAAACATTTCATCATATGATGTAGTCATTCTTCTTCTTCAAACCCTTCTGAAATCCTTTCTGGAACTCTAATTCTACCTAAGAAGATATTGTAGAGAATATGCTTGCTTAGATCATCAAAATTAAATTCGTCTGTTACATATTCTAGAGAGTATAGTGCTTCAGAAAGATTTATACTAGATACTTCCATTTCTTTTTTAGGTATCATATTTACCAAAGATTCGTGATCTACAAAAATAGTTTTAGTTATTAATACTCCGTCTAACAGTTTGGTGGCCTGATTATTGTCTACCACCTGCAAACAGTCATCATTTCCGTAGGACTCTATTTCAAAATAATCTTTTAATTTGTCAATACCAGAATCTTTAGTCTTAGATAATACAAAGTCAACATTAGGAGAAAACAGACTTCTGTGTTCGGGGCTAGTCATAAGAAAGATTGAATCTTCACCCGACTCTTGTTTGAAGCTCAGCAAGTCATGCCCATCCGTAACAATATATAAGTACTTGACGGGTATGAAGTTATCTGGTTTTTTTCTTCTTAATTTTGAGTTTTCAACTACTTTACTAAATAGTTTGTATCCTCCTAGACTACTTAACTCTGGACTGTCTTTTATGTACAGTCTTCTGGTTAGCAATAGTCCTCATTTTCTAAACCGATATGTTATATATTAAGCAGACATTCATTTTCTTGTTCTTCAACGAAGCCAGATCTAATGCCATATTTGCCGTGAGCATATTTAAATACGAACCCCTCGTCAACCAATACTCTAAGTTTCCTTTGTAGAGTTCTCCTTTCAATAGAGCAACCTCTTTTATCACAAATACTTAAAATATCTTTAGGAGAAAGAGGAACGCTAGATTTTTTAATCATTTCAAACACTTGCTGCTGAACACGGTCCATCCAAACAATGTTTCCTTTGTTGACAATTACAAGATCATTAACTAGATTTACAAAAATCTGAGCTAATTCTTTATCTTTACAAATGTCATCACACTGACTCATTCTCTTAACAAAGAGTAGACAGTCTTTTGTGCGGTGCATGTTTCTAAACTGTTCTCGATTAGAGTCAACGCATTCCCTAGACTTCAAGCTCCATAATTCTTTAATAAGAGCCGATTCACCCAGGGTAATCGGTTTATCCCAATTAGAATTCAAACGGTCATTAATTAAATCCCATTCGATCTCTATCGAATCTTCGTATGTTCCTCCTCCAATGATAGTGTCAAGAATAGTGTCATGATCAATGTCACACTTCTCTGTCTTCACTACAATAAAGCGGTCAAGAGTAGCTAGAAGGTGCTCAGCTTTACTTCCAGTAGGAATAGTGATAGAGTTAGTAGAGGCAATCATGAGTCCGTCAAACCCAAACTCAACTCCACCTCCGGCCCTCTGTCTATGAATCTTGCCATTAGCAACCTGCTTAAACAAAGACAAGTGGTCTTTGTTATCCCAATCCATTTCGTCAACGAACGTTACAGACTTAGAATTGTCTTGCATCATTTCCATAAGGCCGATTGAAGTAGCCATTCCACCTGATTCGATGAAATTAGCTTTAGACTCCATTTTTAGTCCTTTAAAAATATTAGTCATGCAAGTTGTTTTTCCAGTTCCACCTTGGCCGAATAGAAGAACAGACTGATCTCCGTTAGGAAAGGCTGAGCCGATTCTGCTTTGGTACTGTCCACTTCTTCTCTCAATGCGTCCACGAATGGACATTAAGATAGCAGAAGGAACAGACAACTGGTAGTGTACTTTTGCAAGTTCATTGAAAAAAGACATTGTTTTCCTCTACTTAGGGCTGAATTCAATTTTAGAGATTTCGCCAGTTTTAAAGTCGATAAGAGTAGCCGTACTAGGTCCGCCGGAAGAATCTTCTTCTTGGGTACAAAGAATCTTAGTACAAGAGATAACAATAAGGTACTCTGGTGTCAGAACCCAATCTCCGTTGTGATCTTCGAATCCGCTTGAGAACTGAAGATCTAGTGTATATCCACAGGGAATCTGACTAGCAATCGCATTTGGTCCACTTCCAATTTCCCAACTATGTCTAGTTGTCATAGTTGTAGAAAGAGGGCCTTGTTCTGAAATTCTATCATTGACTACCTCTACACCGTTCTCGTTATATAGGGTCGGTGTCATGAATCCAGCAGATAATCCTCCAGTCGGAGCCCAGTACCCTGAGACTTCGAAATCATTACAACAGTTTGTTCCATTCAAAACATATGGACTTCTTCCATGTGGATTCCAGCCAGCACCAGTTCCTCCAGATTGCAGAGTATATTCTTGAATTTCTTCTGTTTTGCACGGCGGTTCATCTGGACAACCAACAAGCACAACAGACAAAGATAGTAAAATAGCCACATTAAAAATATTCATTAATTCATTCTCTTTCTTTTGAATACACCGAGTCCAACCATACTCAATTATAGCACACTTTGGCGAATCTGTCAAGTCGGTTGGGGGAAAATTCTGGGCCTCCCCGTGATTTAGGAAGCCCAGACGCAATTAAAAGACATTATTTCATTTTATGTTGGAAACAATCTAGATCGTCTCCATCAAAATCCATGTCAGAAGAAGGAAATGGTGGAGCCATAGGAGAAGAGCTATATACAACATTGCTGATTGCTACAAAGTCTCTTGAATCAAGAACTCCATTGTCGTCTACGTCATAGGCTTCAACACAGCCACAAGCAGCAGCACCTCTTAGGACGGCGTTTTGAATATGAACAACGTCGAACTTATCAATACTACCATCTTGGTTTGCATCTCCTCGCACAAACTCGTCTCCGAAAAGCAGGGCATCAAGAGTGGCATTTAGATCTATGTCAGCAGGGCCTAGAGTTATTCGACCAATTCGTCCTATAACTCCAGTCATACCCACTTCAAGTTCATGAGAATACTCTTTAGTTCTATCGGGGCTATATTTATCAGCGACTAACTCTCCGTCAATAAAAAGCTCCATTCGAGCGTTAGAGTAACGGCCAGCAAAAGTATGGGGTCCAATAAAATTACTTAGAGGTAGTACCTGAGAAATTAGAGTGTCCCAATTGCGACCAGTTTTGCGAAGGAATTTAATCCGCGCTCCGCCATCTTCTTCAGGGCGAATATCTAGCTCAATTTGGCCATTGTCAATAATATCACTGTGTCCACTTAAAGAAGTTAGATCGGCAATCACCTCAACAGTAAACTGCTCGTCTGCTCCTAGGGTTCGAAGCTCTCCAATTCCTCCAGATCCGCTATGATTAGCAGCAATGTTATCTTCCTCTTCAAAGAGAATTATATTTCCAACTTGAATTGATTGTCCGAGGTCCATGTGGAAAATTTCATCAGTTAGAAAAGCCCCTCCGGTTAGTTCAAGCTCAGAGGGTTCAAGAATAGTCGCCCCAGCTTCCCTAACTTTCTCAGCGTGAGCACTTTCAGTAGAAGTGCAAGTAAATATATCCTTGGTAGTGTGATTATTGCTACACCCCCCAATTAAAACAGCCGTCATAATAAACACAAAGACTTTATACATATATCTCCTTTTCTTTAATAGGATTGTTAATCGCATACGTCTTCTTCACTTCTTTCTTCATCAGTACTGACACAATCAATACAAATGTTAGAATGATTCGATTCGTCCCAAGAGTCTCGAAATTGACCACAAGCACAACACTCGAAAAAATCAATGTCTTCTTCTTGGTCTAGTTTAGATCTTCTATAAGACTTATAGTTATGGAATTCTTCCCAATTCTTGTTCTTATAGTTTTTATCTTCTTTATTGTTGTTCATATTAAATATCTATATTGCCTGTAGACAAGTGTTCTAAAGATCCTAGTTCCTCATTGGTGTCCGCATTAAACGCTCTAATTATAAAATTTTGCTCACTTATCACCTTTTTGTGTATAATCTCACCTTCTCTTGTTATAACCTCTACTAATAGTATAGCATCAAATTTGACATCTTCTTCCGGTAATCTTTCAGAATCTTCTAAATCTCTAAGAAGACTCAATATGGCATTAAAAAGATCTGAATTTTTAGTAATATTGATTGTCTCTAAATTTATTTGCTCTCTGATGGTAGCAGTGTCTCCATCTAGCTTAAGAACTTCTAGTTTCTTTAGTATTTCGTAATTTTCAATGACTTTATTTATCTTCATAGGAGATACTTCCTTCAATTATTGAATCTATCGTATCAGAATCTCCAGATTTTATCATCTCTTTAATCAGGAATCCGATATTGTATTCTTTTAACTTAAGAGGTCTATCACTAGCCTTTGACATTATAGAGATGAGCCTCTTTAAAGTGTGTCCAGCTTGCTTAGAGAGTTTTAACTGAGCAATTTTAACGCCTTCTTCTTCCATTTTCTCAATTGGCATCAACCTTACAGATAGATTTATATGATCGTTAGAAAAGATGTCACTAATTACTTCAGCGGGGATTAGAAGTTTTTTAGATTTTAAATCATACGCCATTTTACATATATTTACATCAAACCTATTAATTATATCTTCAGCATTTTTATCAGTGAAATTAAGTATTAACTGTATTGGAATACTCTTAAGTGAAGCTTTTAATATTTTTTTAGATCTGCTAAGAGTTATAGTGTGGAATGTCTCTTCAGCCTTAGTTATATCAGAGAAATCAAAAACATTCCTTTTGTTCCACTCAACATCATCTTTATATATAGATTTAATGAAGTTGTGGCTGTCTCTTTTAAAGAAAAGATCAATGTCTTTAATCTGTTGAACAGTAAACAGCATGTGGTCTCTTATACAACCTCCGGCAATAACTCCATACTCTTCTATGTATGGCCATAGCTCTTCTCCTATTACCAACTTCATATATGGAATAACTTCTTCTTCAATGAATTTTGTAACAAAATTAAGTCCAGTAGTTGACCGAAAATTGAAGTCAACATTATTAGTCATTGAAAACCTCTCTAATTTTCATAAACCCTCTTACTTCAAGAGACTCTAGTTCTTCCATTCTCTCTTTATTTGATAAGAATTCATTTAGCCACTCTTGTAATGTTATCACATATGATAGATTGTATATGTTTTTAAGTATAAATTTATGAGCAGATGTTTCTATTGGTAGAAAGAGTGATCCAAATGCATCGCATATGTTCTCATTTAAAAATCTGTAGCTATCTATGGTTTTTATCCAAATAACAAGACCAGCAACACTACACCTTGCATTTACTGACATTTCTTGTATATATCCAGACTCATCAATGATAGCTTTGCACCGATTACTACTACCTCTATCATATTGAAAAATAAATTTATTACCATGTTTAACTAAGTGGCTTCCACCAGCGAATAACCCTATGATATTTCCCTTTTTAAAGAAGGTAAGACAATCACTATGTTTAATAAAAGAAATGTGTTCGCCATTTAAAGTCTTAACAAGTGTTTGGTTGTTATTAGTTTCAACAATAGATTCACACATATTATTACGATCTTCTCTTGTGTCTCCTCCAGTGATCTCGCAAATAATATCTAAGCATTCTACTACGTCACTTTCAATACTGTAAACTCTTTTTGAGATATTGTTATGAACAGTTACAAGGTTGGTCCCTTTTCTAAAAATAACACACCTAGAGTCGTTCTTATTTATCTCAGAATTATATTTTGTTACAACTAGATCTCTAATCCTATAAGTCTCTGCTATCATCTTGATGAGATTTCAGTAACCTTATTGAGAACAGCAGTAGAGTGATCTCCAACCTTTTGCAAGAAAGTAATTGCATTGTCACGACCATTTTGATCAGTAGAACTAATTGACTTAATAATTCTAACCAGAAAGGACGTAACTGTTTCATCAGGTAGGTCCATGATAAACTCTGCAACATTAGCGAGTTCTTCTTTTCCTAAGTTACCATTTTCAGATTTTAGTTCTCCAGCTAGGATTAGATCGTGCATTTCAACAGTCAGTTCTGCAATTGCTGCTACGTTTTCAGTTGCCGCTTCTTTGACTTTATCTTTAACAGAGGAGTAGTCAGAGAAAATATCACGAGCAGATACGTTGAACTTCTTAAAGCCATTGGACCTAATCTCTTCAAATACGGCAGTCCCTAGCTCTCCGATCATTCCTTTTAGGAATTCAACACCCCAAAGATCAAGCTCTTCTTTTGTAATGTCTTTCAAAGCAGATCCAGCAACGTGCATGGAGCGGGGGTCAGGATGAATTTCAGGAAGAGGACAGCTCTCTCCGAATTTGCCAGCACGCCCAGCAACAGTAATCATAGCCTTGTGGACGTTTTCGCCACAGAAGCTTTTCCACGAATCATAGTCCGAATTCAGCTTGATGTGACAGAGGCGAGATAGCATAGCTTTATCGTCAATAGAAGTAACGCTATAGTTTTCCCCGTCGTCAGGATTAGCAGCCGCAACAATAAGAGTATTCTTGGGCACTTTATGTGTATGGATTTGTCCTTCGAGTAAGAAGGGTAACATTACATCCATAACACTTTTGTGACAACGATTGAATTCGTCTAGGAAGATAATGAAGGTTTCTTCTGAGTTTTCATCAGGAAACCACTCTGGACGCAACCACTTTGTTAATTGATTCAATTCATCTCTGGCAGGAAGACCAACTAAATCTCCAGGCTCCTGAGAAGACAAATGTAGAACAACTAGATTTGCTCCAATGTCATTAGCAAACTCTTTAATTGTATGGGTTTTACCAACTCCAGTTGATGACCAAACAATAGGTGCAACGGGGTTGCCATTGATTCGCTGATTCAATGCGAACTTAAGAAACTGTTTCAGTGTATCGTGCTTCAATCTTTCTCCTTATTAAAGATAGTTAGGTAGCGAAATAACTTTTCCAGGTAAATCTTCTTTTCTTCCTCCAGGTATTACAGCCCACAAGGCTTTAGTCCTAGAAGGAATATTCAAACGAGTGTCGGCGTATCCATCTGTTAAGATAACAACGTTTCTCTCGTCCTTTTCTTTTGCTAGTCTATCAAATATTGGCTGAAAACACGTTCCACCTCTCCCCTTGACCGTTACTTTACTCTTGACATCTCTAATCTCTTGAACAATCTCTGTATCAAAAATTAGTGTTACTATGTCAGCACATTCTTTCATTTTGATAATTTCTCCGATAAAGCAACTAATTTGCTCATCTGTAATTGATCCAGATACATCGACGGCAACAAAAACCTTGTGTCTAAACGGGGTTTTATGCCTAGCTGGAATCATGTCGGACCCATCGTGGTATGTTCTACGTTTGTCAAATCTATTTGTTTTGTATGCTACGTTGTATGTTGACGGTTGAAAAAAAGCTCTAAGCTCAGCTTTCCAGTTCTTTTTAGATCTCTTTGCTAGAATATCAAGCCAATGGTTTCCAGCATTATTTCCGTGTCGCAATCCTTCTTCAGCAACTTTCTTAACTAAACTTCTAGCCTTTTCAGTAGCTTCAACTGAATCAGATATCTCTTTCCAATCGTCGTGATTATCACAAGTTCCTTCTCTTAATGTTCCACCAAACTGTTCTAGACATTCGGGGTTCTTACAAATATAATCATAATAATATTCCGCATCTCTCCAAGGCTCCATATCGTCAATAGGAAGAACAACACCTTTCGGTAATGAGAATCCAGATTCAATAATTTGCTGATTAATTGCAATGTCAGCAGCAATATTAAACTTAGAGGGATCTTTCCCCTCTCCTCTATCAAAGTGCATATTTACGATATGAGAAGATTCGTGAATAATTACACCTTGAAGCTCTTCGAAGCTAATCTCTTCAACAAACTTAGGATTATAAATTAAACAAATGTTTCTATTTTTCTTATTAAGAGACACAGCCATTGTTGGGATTCTCTCAGTAGGAAACTTCTGTAGTCTTGAAATCAAATTAGCATACAGAAAACATTCATCATTCTTAAGCCCCTTGGTAAACAAAGAAGAGACAGCGTTTGTAAGTTTATCATTGTATATATTTTTAAATTGTTCTTCTATACTCAATTTGTTCCTTAAAGTTTAATCTTTTCAATTCCATTGTTCGTTGTGTAGTATACAGTTTTAATTCCGAAGCCTTTGAGCATTTTCTGACACTTACAACAAGGCTTTGCCATAGCGTAGTTTCCAAATCTATCAATTCTAGCTACATAGAGACTACACTTTCGAAGAATGTTGGAGCAGACGCTTTTCACTGCATTGTATTCTGCATGAGGAAAAGGAAATTCATAATGCTCACAGGCAGATGGGTTAGTTTTTGACATTTGATTAAATCCAGAGCTGAGTAAATTACCACCCCTATAGACTACACATCCTATTTTAAATCTATCGTCACAATTCAAAGCAGCTTTTGCCGCCCCCTTGATTCTGTTCCTCACCGTATTCGTCATGTAGTTGACTCCATTCTCATACTGGAGTATAGCACACTATCGACGATCTGTCAAGTGAAAAGTTCGAAAAATGTCGGGGAGACCTGATTCGGATCTCCCCTTAAGTCATCATGTTTTTAAAACCAATATTTCTAAAGCATTTAACTAGATGCCATTATATCCAATATAAAGTGGCACGAATTCTGGAAGACTCTTTCTTTCTATATCATCTTCCAATAATTCACCAGTTTTACTAAACCAAGTTTCAATTATTATAACTGGCTCTGAACCAGCCTCTAAGTATGCTGTATGCCAAACATGCTGTGGAATAACAACCACATCAAACTCAGAAAGAATAATCGGGTTATCGTTTAAAACTATGTTGATTTTGCCCTTAGCTACCATCCATAGTTTTGATTTCTTATTATGTCTTCTATAAGACATGCAGCCACGGGGCTTTACGTGAACTTCTCTTGTTAATGTTTTATCTGTACTATTAACGTCAACATATTTACCCCAGCTATTCATCGTGTATTCACTGGGTTTATTCGATTTCATTTCTTTATTGTTTCTATCTTTCATAATTCTTATCCTCTTTTATATTATATAAATGGATTTTCTATAATAAAATATACTTTTTTTGTTTTTTTAGTAGTAAGGCGTAGGGAAGCAATTCCTCCCCATACCTAAAGGCAGGGGCTTACTTGCTTATTTAATGACTTCTCCCCATACCTAAAGGCAGGGGTTTCTCTGGAGTAGGTTTAAACTCTGGAGTGTTGTTTCAAGTTCTGAAGATAGCAAATCTTTTACCTGATTAGGTGTTAAAGATAAGCATTCAGCAATCCCCTCAAGTCCTGAGGTTACAATGTTTTTAGATGCATTAATGTCAGCATCCTCGCTATGTCCACATTGGAGACATTTAAATTGTTTTTTGTTTCTATTTAGGTGGCAATGACCCAGGAATCACATCTCCAATTGATTTGAATTTATAAGGGAATGATCCACTCGGCCCTTCTATGTCTTTAGGATCAACTTTTTCTAAAGTAACTATTCCGCCTTTTTTCATTGCACCTTTAAACTTATTAAGAAGACTCTCGGCTTCTTTAGAGGCCGGTAGTTGGATCAACCTAGTTTTACTTCCTTCTTGTGTCCAAATATCAATTGATTTTTTTCCATTTACCTTAAAGAAAACAACCCTCAACTCATTCGGCATTTCTTCCCAAGTTTTAGAAACTGGGTATCCTAAAAAGTCTTGATAAGAAAAAGTAGTTAGGTAAGCAAAACATGTTATAATAGGAATCAACAGAACAAGCGTCCATTTAGTGTTTCTAAATGCAATTACGAAAGATACTAGACAAGTTATTCCTAGTCCTAACAAGCCTATTACTATATTACTCATCGTCCTCCAATAAAGTAAATCGGTTCATCGTCTCTAACTTCTAAAACTGAGAATAGAGACGGCAAATTCCCCTCTACAAGCTTAAATCTAACAATATGCTCTTGAGAGTTTTCCCGCCCCATCACTCTTTCTGTGGCATAAATTATACTCTTATGTTCTATGTCGTAAACGATTACTTCTATTTTAACAGATGATTCTTCATACATGTTGAATAGATGTGTATTAATTACATATTCTCCATAAACTACATCTCTAAGAGAGATTATTTCTTCGTTATTCTTGATAATATGAAATCCACCATTTGGATTAATGTAGGTGTTCCAGTTTGTAACATCGATGTCAAGAAAGGCTGGAGGCTGATTTCGTTCGTTGTAAAACACCTTTCGACCATCTGGTAGCATCATGTGAATATCTACATCACAGTTTTGCTCCCATCTAAGTGTTACCATTATTTGGTTATTACTATCAATGTCTCCAGTCTGTTCTTCTACTGGAATGTTTATCAACATCAGCGCAAGTACAAATAGCACAAGAAAGGACATCATTAGATTGTAAAGAAGGTCTTTTGAATTGGTTTCGTTCAAGAGATATCCTCTTCTCCCATAGCGATCATCGCCCACTGCATTCTAAGACTTAGGCCAGCTAACACTCCTAACATTGTAGTTACTAGAGCTGCCCCTACTCCAGAATATACAGTTGAAAGAGTTGCCTTGATTGCATTAGCATTGGAAGGATCTAATTCAGATAGGTTTCCCTTCATAGCTATCATGATCCCAATAATGGTTCCAAGTAACCCAAGAGAGGCACATGTATTTAAAAAGAATTTAACCATATGAGAATCTTTTCTTCCCTGAAAGCCGTCTGGCGGGCCAGTTTTAGCTACTAATCCAACCTTAATAGATCCAGCTACAAAGGATGCTATAATTAACCAAGAAATATAAGTGACATCACTGTCTAGTATGAATTTAGCTCCACCGTTTATCATTAAAAAGAGTGAAGTCAAAAGCGTAACAGAAAATACCGACCACCATCTTACAATAGGTGAATTCATAAACCACCCTTTCTATTGTTATACCGAACAAAATGCTTACATAGATAATAGCACTATTAATTTGTTCTTTGCTTAGAATCTACAAAATACGAATAAACATTATCAGACTTAGGAACTATCAAACGGACAACGCTTTCAATCCCCAGTGTCTTAATGTCACTTTCTTTAATTTCAACAGAATGCCGAGACCAAGTATGATCAGTCCATACAATGACATACCAAGCTTTTGTTGTATTACTGAGCATTTAGATATTTTTTTCTAATTGTCTTACTTAGCCCAGGATTAATTTTCTCTGCATGTTCCATAATATCATATCTAACAATATTTCTAGCATATTTTCGTGACTGGTTACTAGGATCTTCAATCCATTTTACCATCTTGCGCTCAGCCCAGTCTTCAATTTCTTTGTTACTAGTCGCTAGGAATGGCCTTAGAACGTTGCCAGATTCCACCGGAATAAGCTTTCCTTCTCCATGCAAAGAAGACATAATCCACCATTCTTTTGCATCCTGAATTTTATGCCCTGTAATAACTGGATGGGGTAGCGAGTTAAATACTTCTCTTCGCCAATTCGACCAATGTTCTTCTTGACTCTGGTCTTCTGGCTTTCCTTCTTTAAGAAATTCGAATTTACTAATAGTTCCCCAATTGTTTTTTACACCAATACTTTTAACAAAATTCAATGCATCATCAGAATGCTTAGTTCCGTGGTGGCAATGGATAATCCCACTAAAACCTTTATGACTAGAAAGGAAATTTAGGACAACACAAGAATCTCGGCCCCCTGAACATGCCACATAAAACTTATCTGGAATTTTACAAAGCAACTTAAACATCTCTATACTTACTTTCTGCTTTTTTTCTTGCTTTAATTGCGTCTTTTTTAGTATCAAATCTACCTAACCGATATCTTTTGCCATTCACTTTCAATTCTGCTGACCATTTTTCTCTATTTTTATCAAAATAGACTCCCTTGGCATTTTTAAAAATAGCTCCTCTTCTATTGTTCGCCTGTGTTTTTCGGTCTGTAAATCTACAATTATCTGGACAATATGGGCCATCATTATTAATTCTGTCTATTGTTAGTCCTTTTTTAAAACCATTATTCTCACACCAAAGCAGGAATTTAGCAGAATCTTTAAGCCATTCTTTACAAATATAGATACCTCTTTCGCCATATCTATAGTAGTCGCTCTTAGATTTATTGTAACACCTTGCCTTCATGCTTTGTAAAACAGAATAACACGGGTGACTAGTCAATGGTTCGAATTCTTTTATTAGTTTAAATTTTAATCCTCTATGCCTTATTGCTCTATTCGACTTAATTATAAATTTACAGTTATCTGGACTATAACCCTTAGACTCATCTATTCTTATAATTATTCCATCTTTTAAGTAATTTTCTTCATACCACTTTAAAAATTCTTTAGAGTTGTGCCAAATTTTAGAGAGCGTTACTCCTTTTGCTCCATAATTGTGAAACATATTATGATTAGGATTGTGGCATTTGTATTTTATTTTTTGCCAAACTTTGTATCCAGGATGACTGGTTATATTATTACCATATAACATTTTTAATTTATAATTCATTTATCTCGGCCCCCTGAACATGCCACATAAAACTTATCTGGAATTTTACAAAGCAACTTAAACATCTATTATTCCTAACTAAAACTATCTTGAATTAGAGCTAAAATATCATTTTCTGTAAACGTAACAATGTCATCTTCAATTACTTGAAAAGAGTTTTCATTTATAACAACAACATCTCCAGGTTTAAGAGTAACAGGGATACAAGTCCCATTGTTTAGAATCCTACCTGGACCAACAGATAGAATGGTGGCCTTAGGTTTGCCAGTTTTGGTATAAGAAGATAGTACGATTCCGCCCTTACTCTTTTCTTCTGGTTCCATTAGTCTTGCAATTACATTTTCATTAAGAGGTTGGTATTCCATTGTTTCTCCTTATTTCTAATATAAATAGTTTCCTTATTTTTCCTCACAATCAAGTAGTCAATTGTCTCTTCTTTAGTCCCTACAATCTCCATTTGCGTATTTAAGAGCATATCTTAGATTCCACCAATCATCACTATTAGCCATTTCTTCCAGCTTATTGATTCTCATTGCAGCCTCATAGACATACTCAAGCCTAGCTAAAAGCTCTAACTCAAGATCTGTCCTAGCTTCTACTCCAATCTCAGTAAATTCAACGTTTTCATACTTACTCATATCGTAA